GGTTTTCCCGCCATGATCTCGGTACCCCCTTAAAAGGGGAGATCGCCGTCATCGTCCTCAAGCTCAGCGAATCCGTCTCCAGGCTGTTGAGGCGCGGCATAGCCGCCGCCATCGGCGTCCCGCTTGGAGTCACCAAAATAGACGTTGTCGGCCACTACCTCTGCGGCGGTGCGCTTATTGCCGTTCCGGTCCGTGTAATCCCGGATCTGGAGACGGCCTTCCACGACGGCCATACGGCCCTTGGTGAAATACCGGGAGACAAACTCGGCGGTGGAGCGCCAGGCAACCACATTGATGAAGTCCGCCTTCTTCTCCCCGGTCTCCTTGTCCTTGAAGTCCCGGTCCACGGCCAGGGAGAAGGACGCCACGGCGGTGCCGTTCTGGGTGTTCCGGAGCTCGGGGTTTTTGCAAAGCCGTCCCTGCAAAAATATTTTGTTCAGCATACCTTTGCCCTCTGTTCTCTTATTTTTTGCTTTGTTTCTTCTGAGTGACGCTTCCCTAAATGGTGAAAAGTGGTGTGCGATCCAAAAGACATAAGGCAAAGATTTTCAATCCGATTATCAGATTTGTTTCCGTTCAAATGATGGATGCAACATCCATCAGGAACGGGAAAACCCGTTTCTCTTTCCCAAACTAATATGTGATCCATTACGTAACCGGATGAATCTGCTCTCGAGTGTTCAGGGGAAAGAACTTGCCTATATCCTCTTTTTGTGACTCTTACGCCTCCGTTCCAGTTGCTTCCCCGTTCTCTTTTTCTGGAGAGCGATCTATTTAAAAATTCGATTTCCTTTGATTTGCGAAGCCCAAGTTTATATGCCTTTTTATAAATTCCTTGCTTCGTTTTATTGGGGATTAACGTTGCGAGTGTTTCATTCGAAACAACATTATAATTTTGAATCAAAACATCTATTTCTTCCGTTGTCCATGTTTTCATTGGGTCCCCGCCTCTCTATAAGCCAGCCTATCACGGGTTAAGCGCCCCATGATAAAAATTTTGTTGAGCATGCTTCGTCTTCCTACAAGTAACTTTTCCCGATCAGCTTCCGGAACTCCTCCCGACTGTGTGTCTCCTCGTATTTCTCTTGGCACTCCCGCTTAAGCTTTAAGTCCAGGTCTCTGTTAAAATGCACTCCATACTCGGCACCATTGTGCCAGTCCCAGCGGAGCCATACCCAGAACCCGTTTGCCTCGCTGATTTTGCGGTTAGGATTGCCGAAATAAATATGATGTCTATGGAGCCCATCTGTTGCCCCTGTGAGGTAGCACTCTCGCGTATCGCCCTGTAAAATGCTATCCATCAAACAGCCTGCCAGCGGTCCATCAGACCGGCCAGCTCCTCCGGTGTCATAGTCTCTATCCCTTGTGCTTTGCACTCCTCTACCACGCTGCGGATAAGGCGGGTAATCTGCTTGGTGTTGTATTGACTGCTGCCGTAATAGGCCCGGATCACCACCTGCTCCCCATCGCGGGTGTAGTCCACATGCTCCGTGACCCACCCGGTTCCCAGCCGGGACCATGCCACCTCAAAGGTTGCCGCCTCTTCCGGCGCAAGGTGGAAATCCCGGAAGACACCAATCTCCCGGATAAAGCCCCGGTACATCTCCTCCTTGGTCTGTCCCAGTGCCGCCGCAAGTTTGTCCAGCAGTACCCACAGGTAGGCGTTAGCGTCCAGGCTTCGCCTACGGGGCTGTTTCCTGGCCTCCACCACCCAAGCGCCGTCCATCTGCTCAGCAATCTTGGCGGCTGATGCCCGGTCCCGTGTGCGGAACGCCGCCCAAAACCCCTCACTGTCCTCATACCAACGGGCCTTGTCACAGGTCAGTATCATGCGCCAGCATCCGCCCTTCTTCGGCCCTCCGCCTTGGAGCACTTAGCACATAGCGCTCGCCCAAACATCTCCGTGGATCGAGCTGCCATTTCTGCGGCGGTGATGGCTCTCTTACCATCGTTGTATGGCATAATCTCTTTCCCACAGTCCGCGCAAGGAGGCCCTGGAGGCTGTATATTTGCCTGTTTCGCATCTAATTCCGCGCTGGAAATCTTGTCAGGGTCCTCTCCGGTCGGCAAAGCAAATGTCCTGAGCCACATGTACTTAAATGCATACGTCATCGCCTTGCCGCTCCCCTTATCCTGCGTGTCCGCGCCGTCTCCGCAAGATGCGATCTCTATGTATTCCTTGGGGTCTTCCACATTGACCATCCGATATGTCACATCCACGTGGGTAATCGTGCCTGCACGATTCGTGGCCTGGGCCACTGGGTACACAATCAATTTGTGCTTTAACAGCTCCGCCCGCATGATAGAGGTGACTTTTTCTTCTGACAGGGCGCGATAACTGGTCTTGTTAAACTCCACCCTATCGTCCTTTGCAAGATACTGGATATCCCCCATAATGGAGGCAATTTTTTCGTAAATATTCAATTTGGCCTCCTATATTCCAAATTTAGAAACCAGCCTGTTCCAGATGATGTCGCACACATCATCAGACAAATACTTTTTGTTTTCACGGTCTGCTGCCTCCAAAACTGCTGTGATAATCTCTTTCCGGTGCTCCGTGTCGGACATATCTTCCCGACATTGCGAGCATAAGGTTTTACCTGCGCAGTCCTGTTCCGCTTCGCTGCCCCAAAGTTCCGCTCCACAATGTTGGCAATAGGCCTCTGCGCCGCGGTCTTGCGGATCATCCATTATTGGATGCAACATTCTTCGGCCTCCCTTTTCAGCTCGTATACCGCATTGTTTACGACGCTGTGCGGATTGATCCGCTTACCTATTACATGCACTATCTCCATCTTTTCCAACTCATTGAGCCGTGGCCGAACCGCATTGAGGTCTCCAAACCCTAGCTTGTCCGCTACCTCAGCCGCAGTCATAGGTCCCGTCCTGAGCGCCGAGATAATCAGTGCTTGGCGTGGCGTGATCGTGGACAGCGCTCGATTATAGCCCTCTCTGCGGGTTTGCTGTGTAATCCGTGTTGACATTGATCCTCCTATCCATCATAATACAGGTATATCTGTTCCCCTTGCCGTCGTCAGAGCTTAGCCCCTCTGGAGGCGGCGCTTTTTATGCCTCTACCAACTCCCCGTTATGCAGAGTATAATATGTATCGGCCCTAATGGTTGTCCCGTCTACAATCGCTGCTTTGATGTTGATAATAGGATATGTCTCTCCGTCCCACTCACCGCGCTCTACTACACAGATTGCGCACCCAAGCGCTCCCTTTGCCTTGCATTCGGCTCCTGCTGCAAGTGCGACTCCCGCTCTGCCCGTAGCAGATGCAGCGCCATGGTCGCCCGTAGCAGATGCCGCGCCCTGGTAGCCCGTAGCGTGCCCTCCGGGCTCTTCTTTGGCACGTGCCTTTGTATATTCAACGGCTGCTTTTACCAATCCTGCAATGCCTATTTCGTCCACGATCTTAATCTTTGTCGATGCAACTTTTGTATCCTCACCGGATTTGCTGATTTTCCCGCTTTGCTTGACGCCAAAATATCGGCTTTCTGCCGGAACGTAATATTTAAGGACGTCGAGCGGATATTCGCATGCGTGGAATCCCGCTTCGCATGCTACTGCTTCGTCCGTCTCATATTCTTTTCCAACTTCATATTGGTATCCTCTGCATTGCATGTTTGCGTCCATACCTTTGTAATTCATGCGCTCCTCCATTTCTCAGCCGCCTCAAAAACGGCGGCGCTTTTTATGCTGGCTCGTCAATTTTTCGATCATTGTCCGCCAGTTTGGGGGCGGTTTGATGGTCTCCCAGCGGCACACCGTGGACTGGTCCACCCCAAGCAGCTCGGCAGCCTCCCTTTGCGTCAGCCCCAGAGCAATACGAGCGTCACGCAGCTCGCGCTTGCCCTCGGCGATCTCCTCCTTGTGGGCCTCGTAGTACCGGCGCTGGGCCTCGGCGATCCGCTTTTGCTTTGGGTCCATGCGGTCCAGGATGGCCTCCCGATCAATGAGCCGCCCAAGCGCAACGTCGGCATTTGTAACATAAAATGTAGCCTCGATCTCTGCGTCGGCGCGGGCCATTTCAGCCAGTTCCGCGGCGGTAAATCCCATCCGCGTTCGCCCCCTCTCTAAATTCTTGTTCCCACGCGACATCCCTCACCTGAAAAGCATCACCCAGTTGTACGGTGTTCGGGAAATTGTGCTGTGTGGTCTTGATGGCGTACTTGTCGATCTCCATGGCATAGTATCGCAATATCTTCGCGCCCAGCTTGTCCAGCGCGATATGGCCGCAGCTCATGCCGTCGTACATGGAAAGCACCTCCACCGGCGCCGCTGTCAGCCCATCAAAATGGCTCATAATGTGGGCTATCACGTCCACCGTCCACCCGTTGCCCAGCATTTTATATGCCTGGGTGTCGCTGACGGGAAAGGCGTATGTGTCTGGTACGGTCTGGAGGCGCTTGCACTCGGTCACAGTCAATTTGCGGATGATGTAAAAGCCGTCTGCCAGTTTTATGGGGTACTGCTTGCCTTTGATTGTGATAATCCCGCTCCGCACTTCATAGACCGGATATGTCTTTCCGTCCGCCGTCTCGATCAGAAAGTTGTTATGCGGCCAATCTCCGTTTGCTGTCAGCGTCGGTGTCTTTTTGTATTTCACCCCGCCTTTGTTGAATCCGTGCGGATTTTGGAAGATTGCGGCGTCCTCGATCACAAGGCGGCTCTGGTGTCCCACGATCACAGCGTTGCTTTTCGCGTCGCTCCGTACTTCAAAAGCGGAGTTTCCCCCACGGCCACGCCATGCCATACCTTCCGGAACAGCATAAAGGCCAGTTTTTGCGCACAGTCCGCCGCCATTCCCGCACAGGGCCACACTTTTCCCGTCGGGGCTATAAATACGGTATTGCTGACTGTCAAAATCCTGGTTCTTTGCGTCGTTCTCAATGGTTCCGATCCGCACAGGCTCCGCCGTCCCGGTCGCCGGGAAATGGCCGCCGTCTAAATAACTGGCGTCCGTCGTTTTTCGGTAGTTCGCTTTCAGCGTGTACGCCTTTTCTCTCCAGCATACGCCACTCTCCAGAATGTCCCGCAGCAGGATCCCACGGTCCGCCGGCCGCTCCACCGTTACCTGGCTGTATGTACCGTCCGGGTTTCGCTTGCCTGCCCAGTAAAGGCGCTGGCGGTTTTGGGCAGAGACTAAGGCGGAGTTTATCAGGACCGGCTCAACGCCCAGCTCGGCGGTGATCTGCACCCGGATGGCGTGGGACATACTTTTATTGTTCTCATACAGGAAAAAGTCGGGCTTATACTTATCGCGGGCAATCCGGTAATTCAGGAACAGTTCCCAGCCTATGCCGCTGGCCTCCGTTTCCCGGTTCTTAGTCTGCGCAATACTCCAATGTGTGCATGGAGAGCCTCCGATCAGCAATCTGATCATAACGCCAGCATCCCTCCCATTTCATTGCCGCGCTCCAAACGGCATTTGCGTACTCCCGGTCTCCCGTGTCTCGACCCGCGTTATAGATTGTCAGCGCTGTCATGGTGTCGTACCGCTCCAGCAGTGACCCAAGGTGTGCGAGGCCGGTCTGGACGTTTTCTTCCGCTGACAGGCCGCTGGGAAAGTACTCCGGGTTAAGCTGCATGAGTCCATAGCAGCCCGCCGGGCTCACCGCGTCCACGTCAAAACCACTCTCCACCTCGATCACGCCAAGCGCAAGCGGCACCTCTACGCTGCTCTCATCGCAGGCGTCCAGCAGGACTATGTACAGCTCGTCCGATAATGGAGTGGGGTTGATAATATCCGCCTCCGCCAGCTCGCGCGCCAGCCTCGGCCCCTCCGGGTGCTTACTCAATACGGGGGCGATGCCCGGCCCCGCATCCAGCGCGTGGACCGCACAGCAGGCCGCAAGACAAATCCCAATGGCAATACCGGTAATGACGAGGTCCCGCCCCGCGCTTGACGGCACCCACCGCCTTGTGGTATAATTCTTGCTGTGTGATGGTATACGATCCATTTCGTGTCCCTCTTCCGTGCCCCGCTTGGTGCTAGACAAGCGGGGCTTTCTTATGCAATATAGGTTTTCTTAATCTCTACGGCGGTTTCATTGTGGTATTTCAGCCACAATTGGATTAGGTAATCCAAGTGCTCTTCTTTGAGGATCTTCTTCTCTACCTTTTTCTCAGGCTCAACTTGTGCGCCCTCCTTACTGGTTTTTGTTGTCGTGTGCGTCTGGGTTAAGCTCGTTTCCATCCTCTTTCACCTCATTTCTGTTCCCTATCGCTTCAATGAACCATTCAAGCGGTTTCCCAGTCAGGGCCTCTACGGCCTCGCTGGTAAGTTTACGGGAATTGTGATTCTGCCGGACTAACTCAGAAACCTTGTCGTTTTCGTTCATGATAAAAATCCTCCTTTTACTTGCGGCTTGAAGGAGGATGTGGTATAATCTTCCTGCAAGCCTGATTGGCGGCATCAATTAGGTTTGCTGCCTCGCTGGGTGGTCTCAACACCCGGCGGGGCGCTTTTTGTTGTGGCCCCCACTCTTCCGTGGTATACTGGAAAGGAAAGGATGGGATGATATGTCTTTTATAGAAAGTTTTTTGGAAGAACATGGCATCGAATACACGATTAACAGAAATGGAAGTATCCACACTGAAATCGGTTTGCCAAACTCGATTGACGGCGATAAATGTATTTGCTTTTACCCAGATGCAGACATAAGACCTTTAGATGTGCTCACTAATCCTGCCGGTGACGAATATTTCATTTCCGAAGTGGAAACTGTATTCCAAGGAAACAATCCTGCATACTTGAAATCTACATATAAGACCCAAGCGCAAAGGGTAAAAAATGAGCAAACCATTTTTCACATTCAAAACGCCTATGGTTCGGTCATCGGAACAGGAAACCAAGCGACCATCAACTACAATTCAGCAGTAAGCGAATTAAGGCAAGCCGTTGCCTCCGATACATCTGCGGACAAAGAACAGCTTGAAAAAATCGTTGATCTGCTGGAAATGGTGGTCAATGAACAAGTTCCACCTTCTAAAGGCCTGTTTTCGAAGTTCAGCGCCGTTATGGAACGTCATTCTTGGATCTCAAGCTCTGTGGCTGGAACGATTCTTTCTTGGCTCCTATCCCAAATTCCGTAATCTCACACTCTTCAATTTGAAAAGTCACTTCAAGCTCCGTGCAGCCCCGCATGGAGCTTGAAATTTTGTAGTCCTGAACTTCTACGTTTTTGTCTCCAATCACTAAAAAAGAGCGCCCACCAAATTTGTGTATGGAGACTGTCTGTAAATCCATCTCTCACCCCTTCTTTCACTCCCGCCCCGTCAGGGGCGGGCTTCTTTTTCTTCATTGGACTTCTGCTGGACCTTTTTTCGGCGTTTAGGCTTGTCCCGAACGCCCTCGGCATATCCAGCGATATAAAAAAGCGCTTCTTTTGGGAGACCAGCTAAGTTATCCGCTACAGTACGTGCATCTGCAAGCTTGCTAGTGTCATATACAGGCATCGTCTCACCTCCCTCTTTGCCCTGGACATAATATAACATGCCTAAGTCAATATGTCAAGCATTTCTTATGTCTGAGTCATATTTTTTCTTGACTTCTTTCCCTCTTTGTGATTTAATAGGTGGCAGACAGGAGGGATAAAAAGTGGAGGCTATCAATGATCGAATTGCGTGGTGTGTAAAGGACAGCAAACTAACAAAGACCGCTTTTGCAGAGAAAATCAATGTTTCGCAGTCCTTTATTTCTAGGCTAGTCTCTGGTGAAAAAGTGCCCAGCGACCGCACCATTGCCGATATTTGTCGGGAATTTAATATCTCTGAACTTTGGCTACGTACCGGAGAAGGTGAGCCTCATATCCAGCGAGACGAAGACGAAGAATTTTTGGAAGTCATGGAACAGATTCATATGTCAGATGATGATTTAATTAAGCGAATTATAAAGGCGTATTGGTTTATGGAGGACGACGAAAAAGCCGCCATCAGAAAACTGATAGACGGCTTCACAAAAAAATAAGGCCCCGGTTCCCCGGGGCCTTATTAATTATTCCTTATGTAGTTTTTCAAGGATGAGGGCACGCGTGAGGAGAGCTTTTAAATAGTTTTCATTTTTATTCCGAGCAAGGACAAGTTCAATTTCTTTCCTGAGTGTATCAACAGTTTCTTTCCTCGGCGTCATATTTTTGCGCCCTCCCATACTTATTTTTTAGAAAATGTTTCTTTTGGATTATATTAGCATATATTGTCACAAAATGTAAATGTGCAAATGGTAAACTATTTGTGAACTTTTACTATAGTTTATATTTTAGAACGTTAGTTCCATTAACGCAATAGCCACACCTCCCAAATAAATTCCCTCTATTTTGTTAAGCCTGTAGAATTTATAGGGCAATGACAAAAGAGACGTTTATTGGACTTTTGGTGTGGTATCATATAGCATCTTTGCCGCAGGGAGCGGCTGAAATAAAAATCCCCGCCCGGCGTAGCAACACCGTACGGGGGAAAGGGAAGGAAAGGAGGCCGTACCATTGTCAGATATAGAAAGGTATAGCGAAGAAACTTTTGAGAAAATCAAGCACATAAATGAATACGGCCAAGAATATTGGCTTGCTCGAGAATTGGGGCAAGTATTACAGTACTCTGATTGGAGAAACTTTGAGGGCGTTATCTTTCGTGCTATGGAAGCCTGCCAAAATAGTGGAAATCAAGTCTCAGATCATTTCGGCGAGACTACCAAATTGCTAAAAATAGGCGGTGGTGGGCATAGAGAAATTGGTGATTATGTACTAACCCGCTACGCTTGTTATCTGGTTGTTATGAATGGGGACTCACAAAAACCAGTTATTGCAGTTGGACAAACATATTTCGCTGTAAAAACTCGCCAGCAGGAGTTAATTGAAGATTATGACCAGCTATCAGAAGACCAGAAGCGTCTTGCTATCCGTCAAGAGATGATAATACACAACAAATCGCTTGCCGAAGCAGCGCAAATGGCTGGGATAACAGACCCATATGACTATGCTATTTTCCAAAATCGTGGATACCAGGGGTTGTACGGCGGATTAGGGATGCGAGAAATTCATGCACGTAAGGGCCTTAAGAAAAGTCAAAAAATCCTTGACCATATGGGAAGTACCGAATTGGCCGCAAATCTTTTCCGCGCAACCCAAACTGATGAAAAGCTTCGCAAGGAAGAGGTAAAAGGGAAGCAAAACGCTGGCGATGTGCATGAGGCTGTCGGTAAAAAAGTACGACAGACAATTGAAGAACTGGGCGGTACCATGCCAGAAGACCTGCCTACACCAAAGAAAAGTATTAAACAAATCCAACGAGAGCAAGAAAGGAAAAAGCTAAAGTAAAAAATTCACCGCCCGACATTTGCGGGGTTATGCAGGGGGAAGCGCAATGTAGGCCGCTGGCATTTGGAAAGGAGCGGGGTTTATGATTCGCGCAGCTATATATATCCGCGTAAGCACCGAGGAGCAAGCAAGGCACGGCCTGTCCATGGATGAGCAGGAAGCCCATCTAAGAGATTATGCAAAGGAACACGGCATGAAAGTTGTGGATTGCTATTTAGATGCCGGGAAGAGTGCTCGTAAAAGATATACAAAACGGCCAGAATTTATGCGCTTATTGGCGGACATTGAGTCCGATAAAATTGATATGGTATTGTTCATAAAACTGGATCGGTGGTTCCGAAATATTTCCGATTATTATGAGGTTCAGCGCGTCCTCGATGCCCATAACGTTACCTGGAGAGCCACACAAGAGGACTACGAAACAGTCACGGCCTCCGGTCGGTTTAAGGTAAATATTATGCTCAGTGTCGCCCAGGACGAAGCGGACAGAACCAGCGAACGGATTAAATTTGTTTTTGAGGGTAAAAAAGAGAGAAATGAGCCCATAACAGGGAATGTCCCCAAAGGGTACAAATTGGATGGAAAGTCAGTGGCCATTGATCCGGTGACCGGGCCTATGGTCCGCGCCGCGTTCGATATGTACCTGGAAAATGGATCGATCTCAAAGGTAATTAGAGCATATCCTGAGCTTGGGCTATCATACACTTCGGCGCGATACATGTTTTCTAATCCCGCTTATATGGGGGATTTCGCCGGAATAACAATACCCGCCATCATATCGCCAGCGGAATACCAAAAAGCGGACTCTCTCCGTGGACGCATTGTCCGTAAGACGACACAAAACCGGGTGTACCTCTTTTCCGGGCTTTTAATCTGTCCCGAGTGCGGTAATCGCTTGGGAGGATTTTCGGCATCCCGAGTGTATAAAGAAACTCATTACTACGGGTGCAGTTCGCACAGGAAAATGACCGGATGCCCAAATAATAAAAGTTATAATGAGGAAAAAATTGAGGAGTACATGCTGGACCGCATAGAAGCAAAAGTACAGACATCAATTATTAGCCGCAATGAGCAGAGAGCTGTATCACACAAGTCCCAGAGAGACGCGATCCAAAGAAAATTGTCCAAGCTGTCGGAGCTCTATATATCTGATTTAATCTCCCTCCAGGATTACAAAAAGCAATTTAGGGCGCTTAATGATGAGCTGGCAGCAATCCCGGAAGATATCCCGGATATTGACATTGAGGCATTAAAATCCCGCTTTTGGGGCGACTGGAGACAGTTGTATGATGACTTGCCACGGGACGGTAAGCAATCTTTTTGGCGTAAAACAGTCAAAAAAATCTATTTATCTAGCGATTCAGTGGCCGATTTTGATTTAATCTAAGCCGTTATATAATATGATTAAACCGTCAGGTTTTATCATATTATATAACGCATAAAATGAGCCCCAGAAACTGGGGCTCATTTGCTACACTGCGTCTATTTTCCGCATAACGCTATTGTACACTCTTGTGTTGACTACTTTGAGCGTGTCCATTAACTCATCCATGATATCCCACACCGCCGCAGGGTCTTTGCCCTCCACGGCCCGCAAAAAGTCGCTGTCGCCGTACCGGATTACACGAGTGGGGGCTTCCAGGTCCGCTGGTGTTGCAGAGTAGGCCCGCTCATAGCCTTGATCTGCATGCCGGGTCATTTGGTCCCGGATTGTGTAGAGGCTTGCCAGCTTTGCGTAGTTACTATAGCTGGAGTCTTTATACTCCAGTTCGGCGATTGCTACGTCGATTTCTTTGGCGTCCAACATATGGCCGCCTCCTTTTTAGGTGGACTCTAGCTGGTTGATACAACGGCGGATTGCGTCTCGCTCTTTGTCATTACTGGCGTTACGCTCCATCTCTTCCAGCTGCGTCATCATGTGCTCTTTTGCCCCATCTCGGCTATAACGGCCCATGCTGTCGCGGCGGCGCTCACTATAGTCTCCGCCGTCTCTGCTGTAGTGGCCTCTTACATAATGCTTGCCACGGCTTGCGTAGCTGCTTCCGCGCCCATAATTGCCACGGCCCTCCATCTCCCAGTCTCCGGCCTGGCTATAGCCACCATCCTCATCCATGATAATGATTTTATCAATGTTTTTAATGGTGTCTGTGAGTTTATGGATAGTTTCGAGGTCGCCTGCGGACATTTCCTGCTTTTTTGCGATTTCGTCCAGCTCGTCGCAGAGCATTTCGCGTAGGTCCTCTAAGGCTCTCATGCTCATAATATCTCTCCTCTCCATTAGCATACACGCTCGGCAGTCAGATTGCTGTTTGCAACATTGATCGCCTGAGTGCTGGTATTTTCGACTGCTACCGTCACACAGCATCCACGCGGCACCTCGATAAAGACTGCCATGAACACATTGAAATAGTCTTCCACCGCAGCGGGCGTTACAATTGCAGTTGCGCTGGCAAGCGGCTCACCGCTCACAGACAAAGCAATGGAGATCGGAGACACGGCCCCGCCGGTGGGGATTGCAATGTTTCCACCAAAGCTCACTTTGTACCGTGCCCGGCACTGGTTAGTCTGGCCCCGCAGGGTCACAATGCCAGCTCCTTCACGATGGACGATACAGCTTCCCCCAGATACGGAAGTTTCGGTAAGGGGCACATTCTGCCCAGCGGCTACAGTCACAGGGCCAATATTCGTATACTCAGCCATAAAATCAATCCTTTCTAAATGCCTCGATTTCGAGGCGGTTAAAATAAGCG